TCCCTCCGGGCGCGCAGCGGCCCCCCTCGGTGCGATCCACCGGTGGGGGTTCTGCGTTTCTGGCTCACTGACGAGCCGTGCAACCGACGTTCCCAGCAATTCAGCAACGCTGTCTAGTTCGTCAAGTTGCCATTTATGCACGCCGCGCCAGCGCGTCGTTATCTGATTCTGTGACATGCCAAGCGCGCGTCCGAACGCAACTTGCGTGTAGCCAAGCCGCGCGGCTTCGGCTCGGATGTTCCCTGCGACGATATCCCCAGTAGAGCGCTTAGCGCTCATCACTTGTGCGGTGCTCATGCCCATAGGCTAATGGATAACGCGCTAACTTACCATGTGTGCGCATTTAGATAATCGGCAATCCTTGTTGCAAATGTGTGGAAAAAGCATTAGATATGTGTGCATGCCATCGAATCAATTGCTTGTGTCGCGCGCCGTGCGCCGCTTTATGGACGCAAATCACATCACGCAGGGCGGCGTTGCCCGCATCCTCGGTGTGAATCAAGGCCAGGTATCCGCACGGCTTCGCGGTGCGACCCGTTGGTCTCTCGATGACGTTGATCGTCTCGCCGCCGCCGGCGTGCCGATCGCTCTGACCTCCACTGATCCCAAGGAGACTAACGAATGAAGCGCTACCGCATCGACTGGATTCAGTTCGCCGCCGCGCTCACGACCCTGATCGCGCTTTGCGCCGTCATGTGGTCTGTGTTTGCCCTCTATATCGCTTGGCCCGTCGCGACCCCCGGCATGGTGACCGCCCTTGTCGCCTCGGGCGTGTGGTCGCATCGTCACGAAGCCAATGCCGACCAGGAAGGGCAAGGACGATGATCGACGACGCAGACGCGGCTATCGTCCGCTCCCTCCTGCGCAAGACGCAAGCCATCGTCACGCAGCTTGTTACAGCGGCAACGAAAGATCCGTACGCGCTGACGACGAAGGAAGCCGCCGACCGCATCCGCTTTATCGACGCTTACACGACCGTCGCTATCCGGTACATGATGGAAGGCCCGAAGTCGTGAGCGCCCCCGCATTGCGCCCATCGCCCTCGCAGGACGTTCTACAGCTGACGAACAGTCTCGCTAAAGCCGGGTGGGGTTCCGACTTCGCCGCGCCCGCCTTCCGAGCTTCGCGCATCGTCCTTCGCGAGCTCGCGAACGCGATGTACGCCGCCCGCCGGGGCCGCGCCGCCGCGATCGATATCACCGCGCCGCAGCTCGCAGACCGCACGGGGTATACCGAGCGATGGACCCGCGACGCGCTCGCAACGCTCGAAGCCCTCGGTCTCATCGAATGGCACCGGGGCGGAATCGTGGAAGGCGCGCCGCGCCCGTCCCTAATCCGCATCGTCAAGACCGCCCTAGCCGACCTCATCTACACCGCGCGTGTCTGGCATGACGACGTGATCGACGCGCGCGTGATCGCAACGAAAGCACGCCTTAAGGCCACGCTTCGGTGGCGATTCTGCAAAGGCCGTAAGCGCCGCGCGAATCCCCATGCGGAAGTGGCTGCCTTCCTCCCCCTCTCTGAGGGAAGGAAGGGCGCGCCCCTAGGGGCAGCGCGACCGGTCCTAACGTCCCTCAAGCAATCTGTTTCGCCCGAACCTACAGAAGGACAAGAGCAAATGCCTACACCTGATCCCGAATTCATGCCGGTGATCTGTGGTCACGGAGCATCCGCGCCCCGATTCTGCAACGCGTGCCGATCCGAAGCATGGCAAGCGCAGACCGCCGCCGAAAAGGAAAGGCAGCGCATAGCAAGGGAAAGGGCAGCAGAAGCGGCCCGCATCGAAAGCGAGAAGGCCGCACAGCCGACCGCGTTCGATCTCTACATGGCACAAACCTACCCCGGCGCTTCGCGCGCGCAGCTCGCGCGCCTCGCAATGGAAGATCCTCGCGCCCGCGAACTAGCGAAGGAAATCGCATCATGACTACCCCAAAGCCAGACTGCAGAGCCGTTGTTGCAGACATCGCGGTCGATATCGAATTGGCGGCGATGCGTGCGCACGAGGCCGTGAACGGCGATCGTCCGTACTCGATGAGTAGCCCGCAATTCAAGATCGCGGGCATGGCCCTTGATATCGCAGCTCGCGCCCGCGAAATCCGCGATTACATCGCATCGACCTACCCGCCGCCGCCCGAACCGCCGAAGGAGGATCAGCGATGACCAGCGACGCAATGACCGTTGCCGTCTCGGTCCCTACGGGAGGACGGGAGTTCTACACGCCCGAAGCGCTCGCAGAAGAACTGCAAATGAGCGTCGGAAGCCTCAAGACGCTTCGCTCGGTAGGGGGTGGCCCCCCGTTCGTGAAGATCGGGCGGCGCGTGGCCTACCCGGTTGTTGGTGTGCGCATATGGGCACTACAGCGGATGCAGACCAAGGGCGCGCAGCGATGAGCGTCGCACATGACGTATGGCGTACGATGTCAGGGAAGCAGCGCAAGCGAATTACGGACGTGATCTACCAGCGCGACGGCATGGTCTGTAGCATCTGTCATCTACACGTGAGACGGGAAGATGCAAGCGTTGATCACGTTGTGCCGCTATCGAAGGGCGGGCCCTCGACGATGGATAACCTTCGCCTCGCGCATCGTCGATGCAATTCAGCGAAGGGAAACCGAGCGCCCTCGGGTCGCGTGATGTTCGTCGATGACGGTCGCGAGTGGTTCGCGGCGCGTCGCGCGTGAATTTTTCTGAACGGTTAGCCTTCGTTCCACCCCGCGCTTTAGTGCCGAGATTTTTCCCCCAAAACACAGAAAAAAAGCCCCGAAAGGAGGAAACAAGATGAGCGCAGCGACCCTGTTCGCGGTGCCTGAACCGGTCCTAAAACCGGGCAGATTATACGAAGAAACCGAAAAAACTGTACGTCTGATCGAAAATACCCCCGGCATTGCAACAAGCCTCGCCGGTCAATGTGGCCTCGCCCTGCAACTCGCCCTCGAAGCGGACAACCTCGACCCCACCGAAAAGGCGTACGCGCGAGTGAAGGTGTACGAAGCCCTATCGGGCATCCTCGATCGACTCCACCAGGCGATCGAAGGCGCGGGCGCTGCGACCGGCTCCCAGCTCGCCGCCGTCGTGAACCTCGTTGTAGCCGATAACGAGGACGACGAAGGGGCGAACCTGTGACAGCTCTACCGAAGCCGTTTCGCGTCCTACCAGCCCCGGCGCACTGCCCCGATCCCGATCCGGCGTATCCGCATAACGAGGGTGGGGAAGTTGCGAAGGTTGCGCTACTCATGGGCATACGTCTACAGCCTTGGCAACGCCTTGTGCTCAACCGTGCGACGCAATACCGGTGGGAGACGAACGCTGTCGGCTCGCGCGTACGCGCGTACAAGTACAAGACCGTCCTTGTGACCGTCCCGCGACAGTCAGGGAAAACGACCCTCGTCGGCCCTCTGCAGGTGTTCCGCATGTTGCTACGCCCCGGCTCAACGTGCCTCTACACCGCGCAGACGGGCGCTGATGCGTCCGAGCGCATCCGCGACCTAATCAAGGCCGTGACCGACTCGCCCCTAAGCGAGATCATCACGCCCCGCTACTCATCGGGCAGCGAAGGTCTGACGATCAAAGAGACGGGTAGTCAGCTTCGCCGGTTCTCGCCGACGCTATCCGCCGTGCACGGCGGGCACCCGCACTTGGTCACGATGGACGAGATCTGGAAGTTTGACAAGTATCTCGGAGACGGTCTCATCGGCGCTATTGGCCCCTCTCAGGTCACCATTAGGCAAGAAGCGCAAATCTGGATGATCTCGACCAAGGGCACCGCTAAGAGCGAATTCATGAATGAGCTGATAGAACGCGGAATCGACGGGTCAGACCCGGCGCTGTGCTTTATCGAATGGTCGATGCCCGAAGGGCGCGACCCCTACGACCCAGAGACCTGGCACGCCTTCCATCCTGCCCTTGGTAACACGCAGACCGCCGACTCCCTCGCCGCTGACGCAGCACTGCCCTATGCCGAGTGGATGCGCGGATACATGAACGTCGTCATCTCAACAGAAGATCCGCTGATCCCCCTTGAGGACTGGGACCATCTCGCAGGTGAACCGACGATCCGCCCGTCTCTCGATGATGTGGCGATCGCCTATGACGTGGGCTCCCTGGGTGAGTGCGCGGCGGTCGTCGCCGCGTGGAAAGACGAGGACGGAAAAACAGCGATCCGCGTCGTACGGCAAGCGCCCGGCGCGGCATGGCTCGCCCCGTACATCGCCGACCTCGCCCGCGAGTATCCGAATATGGGGATATGGGCAGACGACGGCGGGCCAACCCGCCGGGTAACCGCTGACCTACGCGAGCGACACGACCTAGACGACCGTATTCAAACGATGCGGTTCGGCGATCGCGCGATCGCCGATGGGAACCTGCTCGCTGCGATCACCGAAACCAAGACGATCAGACACGACGGATCTCGCGCCCTACGCGAGGCGATCGCAAACGCCGTGACCAAAGAGACCAACGGCTCGCCCATGCTGTCGCGAGACAAATCCAGTGCGCCTATCCCCTCACTAATCGCCGCGTCCGTCGCCGCCTACGGTGTCGATCACCCCACCGAAGCGATGTGGGTACTCGCCTAACCACAACCACCCCCGCCCTAACCCCGAAGGGTGATAACTTGGCACCCCTCGCGGCGCGCCGCGCATCATGTGCGCATGACTTGGACGACGCGCATCATGGCCGCATTCGGGATCACCCGCGCAAAGGACGCGGGCGCGGCGCTCGCCGCTGTCACTGCCCCGGCTCGCCTACCCCCGTTCGGTGACCCGCGAAGCATGACGGCGGTCTATCGCGCCGTCCAAGTCATCGTCTCCGCCGCCTCGCAACTTCCCCTCACTGTAGAGCGCGGCGGCGCGATCATCCCGCAATCATCCGTCCCCGCGTTCGTCCGCCGCCCCGATCCTCGCATGGGCCGCGCCGAATGGATCACGCACATGGTGTCGGCAATGGTGCTTCACGGAAACGCCTACGCGCGAATTGAACGCGACAGCGCGGGCAATCTGATCGCACTTCGCCCCCTCGATCCTCGCGCCGTCATGGTCACGGTCAACCCCACGACGCACGCCGTCGTGATCGGAGCCGAAGGACAGACACTACCCGCCGCCGACGTACTGCACGCCCACCTGCAGCCCGAAACAACCGGCGCGCCCTTCGGGCTTGGCCCGATTCAAGCCGCGCGCCTCGATCTGCAGGGCGCGCGGCAAACCCGCGACTTCGCCGCACAATGGTTCGATGGAACGGGACAGCCGACCGGCATCCTCTCATCTGACGCGGCATCCTACGAGGACGCGGTTCGCGTCCGCAACGCGTGGAACGGACTCGACGACGACGGCAACCGCGTCGATCAGTCGCTAAATCCTTCCGGCGTGAAGGTGCTCCCCAAAAACTTCACCTATGCGCCGCTGTCGATCAGCCCCCGCGAAGCGCAGTGGCTCGAAGCACGCGAGTTCGACACCCTGCAAATCGCACGCCTGTTCGGCATCCCGTCAACACTGATGCTCGCCGCCCCGTCCGGCGGGTCGATGACCTACAGCAACGTTGAACAAGACTGGATCTCGTTCGTTAGGTTCTCGCTCATGTACTACCTGCGACCGCTCGAAGAAGCACTGTCCGACGTTGCGGCACGCGGGCAGGATGTGCGATTCAACCTCGAAGGACTCCTGCGATCGGATACGAAATCACGGTACGACGCATACGCGGTCGCCCTCTCATCCGGCTTTATGACACTCGACGAGGTTCGCGCCCTTGAGGGCCGCGACCCACTTCCCACACCGAACGGAGACACCACCAATGACTAGCCCCGAGATGCGCCGCCGGTCCTACGAGATCCGCGCCGTCGCCGACGACGATGGGCGAACGATCACCGGCCTTGCTGTGCCCTTCGAAACAGAGACCGAGATTATCCCAGGGTTCCGCGAAAAGATCGCGCGCGGCGCGATCAACCTCGACACAATGCCCGCCCTGTTCTATCGACACTCGGAGCCGATCGGGGTCATCACAGCGATGAGCGAACAGGCCGACGGCCTGATGATCGAAGCCCGCGTCTCTGACACGGCCCTCGGGCGCGACGCGGCAACCCTCGCCCGCGACGGCGCAATCAAGAGCCTGTCCATTGGATTCTTTGAACGCGAATACACCGACTCGACGACGGAGGACGGCGCGACCCTGCGAACGCAAACCTCGATCGACCTTCGCGAGATCTCGCTAGTGCCCATCCCGGCATACGAGGACGCGAAGATCACCGCCGTCCGCGAAGCACAGACCCCCACAACCCCCACCACAAACACCACGAAGGGAACCCTCATGACCGACCAGATCACCCGCGCCGACCTCGACACTCTCGCCGACGCATCGACCGACCTCGCCCGCCGCCTCTCCCTCCTCGAAGCAACGGGCCCCGCCGCCGCGCCCGCGCCCACCGAAACGCGATCCGCCGGTGAACTACTCCAGGCCGCCGTTAACGGAGACGAGACCGCCCGAAACGCCCTCGCCCCGTTCGTCGGTCGCGCCGTGAACACCACGACCGCCGCCGACGGAAGAATCAACGAACCGACCTTCGTTCGTGACCTCGTTCGCCTGATCGACAACGCGAACCCGCTGATGGGCCTGTTCTCCACCGGCCCCCTTCCCGCTGACGGTAACGTCCTTGAGTTCGCGCGTCTCAAGGCGAACACGCTGACCGTTACCGAGCAGACCGCCGAAGGCGCTACCCTGCCCACCGGCTCGGTCGAAACCGAGGTCGCGACGGCGACCGTCAAGACCTACGGCGGCGGATCGGTCATCACGCGCCAGACTATCGACCGCGCGCGAACGAACGTCCTTGACCTCACGCTGCGAGGCATGGCAATTGAAGCCGGTAAGCGACTCGCAACCGACTTCGCCGCGTTCTTCGAAAAGACCGTCAAGGGCCAGGCCGCAAAGCAGATCACCGTCAACAAGGGCGCGAAGGTCATGGAATGGGCCGACGTCCTCGCGATGATGCTCGACGCATCCGAGCGCTTCGAAGATATCGCGATGAGCTGTGACGGCCTGATCGTCAACCGCACGGTTTTCACCGCGCTTGCGAGCCTTACCGACAAGTCCGGTCGCCCGCTCCTGACCGTTACCGGCAACACCGGTTCCAACACGATCGGCACCGTCTCCGCATCCGGTCGATACATGGACCTTGACGGCCTGAAGGTCGTCAGCAACCGACACCTGACCGCGACCGGAATGGGCACCGACATCGTTGGCGCGTTCTACAATTCCGAGGCGCTTCGCGTCTACAGTTCCGGTCTCGCATCCCTGCAGGACGTGGGCGTTCTCGACCTGACCAACACGTTCTCTGTCTATCAGTATGCCGCGATGGCAGACGAGATCCCGAGCGCGCTCATCCCGCTCCAAATGCGTGATGCCCTGTGATTAACGCCGGTGACCTCGCCGCGTTCGTGGGCGCGCCCGTAACGGACCCCTACCTAACGACGTGCGTGGAAGAAGCAACGGAAATGGTAAGGCAAGCAATCGGGAACGCGCGCGTTCCCGAGGAAATCAAGCGCATCGCGACGCGCGAGGTCGCCGCCGACATCTACCACCGACGGAGCGCCCGTAACGGTGTCGCCGGTTTCGATGACAGCGACATCGCGCCCGCGCCCGTGAGAATCAACCGCGATCCTATGGTCGCCGCGCGCCCGATCCTGCGCCCCTATCTCGGGGTGGCGATCGCATGAGGACCAAGGAAGCCGCCGACTACGTTGCCGCGATGATGACCGAAGCCCTGCAGGGCATCGCAGTCGTCGTCCGCGACCCCGAGGACGCGACCGGGCACATCCTCGCTGGCACGCCGACCGTCGTCATCGCCCCGCCGTCGGTGCAATCCGACGAACGCGCGGCAATCGAAATGCGTTTCGAGACCCCGATCATCGGCGCGCCCGTCAACGACCGAGAAGCCGCCTGGGAAGCAATCGACGCAATCATGACGGCGCTTCGCGGCCTCGTCGAATTTGAACGCGCGACCCCGATTCAGTGGCAGGGCGCGCAAACCGCAACCGCTCCCGCCTACCTCCTGACCCACACCCTCACACTCATCACAGAAAGACAATGACCATGCCTGAACCCGCTAAGACCCTCAAGGTTGCCCAGACCCTCGGCCCCGGCTCCCTCAAGTTCGGCAAGACCGGATCTGAAATTGAGTTCGCCGCCCACACCACAAAGACCGAGTATGACCCCGGCTATTCAAACGCCGAATCAACGCCCATGCTCGACGGCACCACCTTCCAGCCCGAAGGCGAGTGGAAGGGCAAGATCACCGGGACATTCTTCCAGTCCCTTACGATGAGCGGACTCGAAGCGTGGACGCACACACACGCGGGCGAAACGATCGACTTCGTATTCACGCCCAAGACCGGCGCGGGCAATATCAAGCTGACCGGGCAGTGCGTGATCTCCCCCGTCAAGATCGGCGGCGACGCGGGCAAGACCAATACGACCGACTTCGAATTCTCGGTGCTCGGTCGCCCGAAGATGGAAACCGCCGCGTAGTGAGCGGACGCAACTTCAAGAGTTTCCACCTTGAGGGCGCGCGACAAATGCGCCGCGCCCTCATGCAAGCCGGTGACGATCTCACCGACCTGAAAGAAGCTCACCGCCGCGCCGCCGAAATCGTCACAGCCGCGACGCTACGCGCCGTTCCGCGCGTGACCGGCAAGCTCGCCCGCACTGTTCGTCCCGGTGCCACGAAAACCGCCGCGACAGTGCGGGCGGGCGCAAAGCGCGTCCCCTACGCGTTCGCCGTTCACTGGGGACGCATGACGTGGCCGTCGAAAGAAGCCCAGCCGCGACCGCCCCGCACGCAGCACAAGGCGTTCGTATATCCGCGCTACTACATCACGAAGCCCGCGTCCGACACCGAACCGACGTGGGTCAAAGAATACCTAGCAAGCGTCGACAAGATCGTCGACGAAACAATGAAAGAAGCCCAGCCATGAAGCGTTTTACCTTCGATCTCGAAACCACTGACGGCACTATCCACACCGGCGTTCGCATCTTCGCCGCCGATCGCCTCAAGGCCGTGAAGATCGCCCGCACGAACGAAATTCCCTGGGAGGACGGCCCCGAAGCGCACGCCCTCCTGATCTTCGCCGCCGTCCGCCGCCTCGGGCTCACGACCGCCGACAACTTCGATGACTGGATGAACGAAGTCGTTGACTTCGCACTCGGAGCGTCCGACGACGAGGACCCTACGACACCGACGGCCTAACCCGCGCCGTCGTCGCCCTTGCAATCCGATCAGGGATACCCGTCGAAACCTGGTTAGACGGTGACCCCGCACATCTTGACATCGCACTAGACCTACTCGACAAGGAGAACAGCTAACATGGCCGGTAAATCCGCGATCCTCGCCGTGAAGATCATTAGCGATGCCAAAGAAGCAGTCAGCGGGTTCAAGGAAACCGCCGATAGCGCCGACGGCCTCGGTGGCAAGTTATCAGCCATCGGGCCGGGCGCTCTCGCCGTTGGTGGCGCGATCGTCGCCGGTGTCGTCGCCGTTGGAAAAGAGCTGTACGACCTCGGGGCGCGCTTCGATGATGTTGCAGACACGATCCGCGTCGGCACCGGCGCAACAGGCGAGGCGCTTGACGGCCTCGTCGATGTTGCTCACAACGTCGCGACGACGATCCCGACCGAGTTCGAAAAGGCCGGTAGTACCGTTGCCGACGTGAATACCCGCCTCGGTCTGACCGGCGATACCCTGCAGACCGTCGCTTCGCAATACCTCGAAGCCGGGCGCATCCTCGGTACCGAGATCGACATTAATGCCACGTCGTCCGCATTTAGCGCCTTCGGTATCCAAGGCGAGGCCGTTTCGGGCGCGCTTGACGAGCTGTTCCAAGTCTCGCAAGCGACCGGTGTCGGCATGAACGAACTGGCTTCGGGCGCGCAGAAGAACGCCGAAGCAATGCAAGCAATGGGCTTCGGCTTCCAAGACACTGTCCGAATCGTCGGAACGCTCGATAAAGCCGGTATCGACAGCGCCGCGACCCTCGGTGCGATGCAAAAGGGCTTGACCGGCCTCGCGCAGCCTGGCGAGGACATGCAAGCAACCTTCAAGCGCGTGACCGACGAAATCGGGAATTACATTGCCGCCGGTGACGAAGCAGCCGCCCTGAACCAGGCTAAAGAGATCTTCGGCGCGAAGGGCGCAACGCAAATGGTGTCCGCCCTCAAGACCGGCGTTTTCACAATGGATGACCTGACGGCGGCGACCGGGCAGACGCAAGACACGATCCTAGGTGTCGGCAAGGAAACCATGGACGCTGCCGAAAAATGGCAGATCCTCAAAAACAAGGCGCTCGACGCTTTGGAACCGGTCGCGTCCGGCTTGTTCGACCTCGCCGGTGACGCGCTCGGGGCCGTGCTCGACTGGATCGAAAATGCCGACTTTTCGGCGATCACGGGAATATTTGAGTCTTTCACCCCCGCAATCGACGCTATCAAGAGCGCATTTAGCGGCTTCGATTCAACGAACATGAGCTCCGCGTTCTCGGGTCTGCAGCCCGTTCTAGAGTCGATCGGCGGCGCGATCGCCGACATGATCCCGAAGATCCTCGACACCGCACAAGCGATTCAAGGCGCGCTCGGCCCGATCATCGAATGGCTTGCCCCCATCGTCACGACCGCGATCGGCACGATCGTCAATGTCATTAACGACGCTCTCACGATCATTCAGGGTGTCGTCATGGTCATTCAGGGAATCTTTAGCGGCGACTGGCAGATGATCTGGGACGGCGTGAAAACTATCGTGGACGGAGCGATTAACGCCGTCGTGAACCTCATTAGCGGTCTGTACGACATGTTTAAAACGCAGATGGACACGATCGGAAACACGCTGAAAAACCTCTGGCAGGGCGCATGGGACGCTGTAACCGGCTACCTGTCGTCCGCTGTCAGCTCGATCGGCTCGACGGTCGCCGGCATCCCCGGTCGCATAACGAGCGCCCTCGGAAACCTCGGATCAATGCTCTACCAGGCCGGTGCTGACGTGATTCAGGGCTTTATTAACGGCATCCTCGCGAAGGCTGGTAGCCTCGCGTCGTCGATCCTCTCGACCGTCAAAGGTGGCGTAGACGGCGTGCTGTCCTACCTGGGAATCAAGTCACCTTCGCGCCTGTTCCGCAAGATCGGCGTTCACACGGGCGAAGGCTTGATCCTTGGAATCAACGACCAGGCGAACGCCGTCGCCGACGCGTGGGCGGGCCTCATGGATGTTCCCGAGGCCCCGCGCGTGCACGTGCCCGCGCCCACGCTGAACGCTGCGCCCGCCCACGGCGGCGGCGGAAACACGTACCAGATCACGATTAACGGCGTGCTCGACGGAGCGGACGCAGCCCGCCGCATCCGCAACCTGCTTGCCCAGTACGACCGGATGACCGGTGTCGCACAGATCGGGGCCCACTCATGACCATGACACCGTTTGCCGTACGGATCAACGTCGCCGGTCGCGACCTCGCGACGAGCGCAAACGACCTTCGGGAGGGCGTACCCGCTGTTATTGACGGTCTCTCATTCCAGTGGGGCCGCGAAACGCGGCTCGATCAGCCCGCGCCGGGCTCGCTGACCGCGACGCTGCTTGTGCCCACTGAATCCGCCGCCGCCGCCCTCGCGCATCTCGACCCCGGCGCACGCGTTATCGCCTACACCTCATATTCCGATAACGCCGGGGTGGGCATTGTTGAATACCCTGACCCGCAGTTCTGGAAAGCACTCACGACCGGCGATAGGGCCCTAGTCGCGCCCGCCCCTATGGCGGAATCTGGCCAATTAGGCGACCAGTGGAGCGGCCTCGGTCGGTACGATCCGGGCGCGCCGTTCCCAGTCCGCTTCGAATACCGGGTCGTACGCGCCTTCGCGCCCGCGACAATGGTCGCGCGCCCCGTCTACTTCCGTACAATCCGCGATGCGCATCCGGCCTATGGACCGTGGGCACCCATCCCGTCGGAGGTCGGTCGCCGTCATACGATCGGGCCGAACGAATCGACGCGAATCCCGCTCGACCCGTCCTACTCGGGGTGCTTTGTTGGCTTTGAACTGCAGTGCGTGCAAGCGGGCAGCTCACGACTGCAGGACCACGCAAACCGCCTCGCAGACCATACGGAACCGCTCAGCAACACCGAAGGTATATCTATCGAAAGCGGGATCATCTACACGCCGCGCCCCATGCGCCGCGAATTCACGATCTTTAGCGGGCGCGTAATGTCAGCCCCGATCACCTGGGACACAGCTCGCGGCCTGGCAAAAATCACCATGACGGCTAACGAATGGACCGTCGCCGTGAAAAATACAACCGTTGGCGAAACGCCGTGGCCACCCGAAACGACGTTCGCGCGCCTCTCGCGCATTACCCAGGCCGCCGGTATCCGCCGTTCTGTTGGAACCGGAATTGCCGTTGAAACGGTCGCCGCCGCGCGCGACGTGGACGCGCGCCCCGCGCTCGACCTCATTCACGAGTACGCGACCGCGCGCGGAACGGTGGCATGGCCGTCATACAACGATACGTTCGGTGAATTCTTCCAGTTCGAAGCAGAAGATTCACGCCTCGGTCTCCTGCGCCTGAACTACGAACCGGACGGCACCGCGTACATCTCGGTGAAGCAAGGCGAACGCGGCACGTGGAAGGCCCTCGCGCTCGACGCGTCCGCGATCCGCGCCGACGGGATCACCGTCGATCGCGACGTGGCGACGCTTGCCACGACCGTTCGCGTCGCGTGTAAAAAGGTTCGCCCGCCTCAAGAAGGGGGCCCCTCGATCGACAGCCCCGAGGCGTACGAAGATCACGAAGTAGTCGTCTCCGACGATGGCCGCTTCGCGACGTTCGGCGCGCATGAGGTGCAAGTTAACGCCGGTATCCTCGACAAATCGGATACGGTCGGCTACCTGTTCCGCAACGGCGGGCAGTCCCCCGAAGATCTCGCGCGGCTCATCCTCACGAGGTCAGCGCCGGGCCAGTGGAAGATCACTGGAATGACAGTTGACACGCGCGTCGCGTCGGTCTCGACCAGCGACCTAAGGCGTCTCCTCGAAATCTCGAAGCGCCCCGGCCTTCCGATCCTGCTCACCTCGCTACCCGAGTGGATGCCCGGCGCCCCCTCGATCCCGGTCTACCTCGAAGGTTCGCGCGCATCCTACGAGCGCAACCATTGGGCGATCGACCTGACGATTACGCACGCATCCGCACAAGCCGGGGCCGTCACACTCGCGCAGACAACCCCCCATATCCTGACCGACTTCCGAAACCTCACGCTCGCCGACATGGCGACCGCATACGCATAGAAAGGACACGCCCATGAGCGGAAAGACCGCCCGGCACAAGATCGAATATCCCGTCCCCTCTGACAAGGTTGTCGATGTAGCCGCGATCAACCAACGCGCAGCGAACACGATCGACACCCTATTGACAGCCGCATCCGACCGTATCCAGACGGGCAGCCTCGCGCTGAATCAGCTATATCCCGGTGAACAAACCAACACCTACACAGTCACGTTCACAAAGCCCTTCGCAGCACAGCCCGTCGTGATCGCACAGTCTGAGAATCAGCGGCATAACGTCGCGATCTGGAATGTCAGTTCGACCGGCTTTAGCTGGATGGTCCTTAACAACACGAACGGCACGTCCGCCGCCGCGTCTGTTATGTGGGTCGCAATCGGCGCATAAGGGGACGGTAAGAGATGACACCTGCACAGATCTTCGCCGCGCGCCTCTACTGGATGTGCGCAGAAGCGGACGGCGGCTACTCACAGCCGAATCGCCTCGACGTTGCCCGCACGCGCGGAATCACCGACGGATACTTCACGTTCGAATGTGACTGTTCAAGCCTCGTTCTCGAAGCAGCGCGGCAAGCGGGATACTCGACGGGACTCGCGTCCTACACCGGCGATATGCGCGCACAGCTCGAAGCCGTTGGATGGACCGTGATCCCGATCGACGGAGGTTTCGACCCGTCCGCGCTCTACACCGGCGACGTTCTCCTATCGGAGCGCGACAGCGGCGGGGTTGGGCACACCGCCGCCTATATCGGTGACGGTCGCGTCGCCGAAGCGTGGATCGACGGCCTGGGAGATATCGGCGGTAGCGCATGGGGTGACGGCCCCGGCGATGATACCGGCGGCGAAACCCGCGTTATCAGCGTCTGGTCTCACCCTTACACGGTCGCCGGGCGATGGACCCACATCCTACGACCGCCCTCCGCAACCTCCGCCCCCGCAACACCCGCAACCCCTACCCAGACAACCAAGAAGAAGGGAACCACCCGCATGTTCACTATCGAATACCCGTCCATCTACGGAATCACCGGCTACGCCCTCATCACGGAGAGCGCCGGGGCCTACGCCCTCGATCGCGTGGGCGCGCAGGTCTATAACGATGTGATGCCCATGACCACCGTGCCCGCGCATCACGCCGAAATGATGATCCGCGAGGCATGGGAGCGGCACAACGCCGTCGCCGAATCTACCGCGGGCACGACGCGCGTGGACATCGACGCGGCGACCGCGAAGATCCTGAACGCCGTCAACAAGGACGGAGGGGATGGGAAGTGAGCGACCCGAAGCACGCCGCTGTCACCCCTCAGCCTATCGAATGGCTTACCCCCGCCCGTCGGCTTTGGGCGTACCGAATTTGCGCCGCCGCGATCGCGATCCTGATCGCTTACGGCGCGATCGACTCGAATAAGTCCGCGCTATGGCTTGCCCTGATCGGCACGGTCCTAGGCTTCGGAACGGTCGATATGCACGTGCCCCGCGACGGCGGTGACGCATGAGCTTTACCGCCGAAGTCATCACGGCACTAGGTGGCCTGACCGGAATCTCAAGCGTGATCGCAGCCGTCGCAACGTTCGTGCAAACGAAGCGGATTCACGCACGCATCACGCCGAATCACGGTTCTAGCCTCTCTGACGGGGTCGATCGGATCGAAGCGAAGCTATCAGAGCATGGCGAGACGATACGCCGTATTGAGAGCGAACAGACCAAGACCGCCGCCGACGTACTGATCGCCCGGCACTCGGTCGAATCCCTCGCGCGCGAAGTGAAGGGCCTCGGTCACGAGATCGGCGACATTAGAGTGACCCGCGACCGGGACCATGGCGATTATGACGAGCGAATCCGCAAGCTAGAAGCGGCACCGCGCTAAACCGCCGCGCTCATCGCCGCCGCTCGCAACGTATCCTCATCGACCGCAACGTATCGCTGCGTAGTCGCGACCGACGCGTGACCTAGAAGCCGCTGCACGCTCACTAGGTCACGCGTCGCCCTATTGACGACGGTAGCGAACCGGTGACGCAGTTGGTGCAAGGTCACGCCCTCGGGTAGCCACTGTGACCCGAGCTTGCCGACGTGTCGCGCCGTCATGTGAGAGCCGCCGGGGCCGGGTAATAGCCAGTCGCGCCCTGCTAGGACGCGATCGACCTCACGACCAAGCGACGGCGACAAGGGCACTAATCGCACTCGATCGCCCTTGCCGTGAACAACCAAGGTGACACCTGTTAGGTCAGTCAATAGGTCGCGCCGGTGCACGCGGGCGATCTCACCTCGCCGCAACCCCGCCTCGCCCGCAAGACGTAGGATCACGTGGCCGCGCTCATCCGCCGCCGCGAGGGCTTCGCGGTACGCTCGATCGGTCGCCGGGCGCGGAGCAGCCGGGCCCGGCTTGATCGACGGAAGGGCGGACGTAGGATCTTCCGCGCAGATCCCGGCCTCGATCG